TGATACTCTGTGAAATACTATCTACTGCGTCCCTGTCTTTGTACATGTACTGCCTAGTAACTACATCAATTACTATCTCCGTAGGCCGGATAAACAAATGATCGTTAGCCTCGTTAGCCTCTGTGATATTCCCAATAAGAATGTAATAATCAGGAACAGTTTGAACAGGCGCATCATCGTACACAGGAACGCTAGTTCCATTATACGTTAACCCTGTTAAGGCTACTCTATAAGCGTCTCGTATGGCTTTAGATGCGTTTTTCACGTCTGATTATTTCTCTTATGTTTTTAACGATCTCTACTTGATAAGCGAACACACTAGGGAAGAAAAACGGCCTCGCTGGTAAGTTCACTTGTCTTATCCCTTTCCCCTTGAATTGAATAGCGTATTGCTCTAGTCCTTTTGGAACGTCTACTAAACCGCCTGTGCCAAATTCTATGTATGGCGCGTAACCTACGTTCGCCGATAACTCCCAATTCAAGAAAGCGTTTCGGCTCGCAGTTATTGAGCCTCTAAGCCTTCCCGTTCCCGTGTTCACAGGTGCAAGCCTTTTAGCGCTTCTTTCCATGTTCCTTACACCTGCTGCTATTTCATCGTCTATTTCCTCTGCTATCTTCCCACCTTCCTTAGCTAGCTTAGTAAGTACCTCCTGAAATCCATCCAATTCAATACTAAACCCCTTCAAATAACAACCTTTTTGTAAAGCCTTGAATTAAGCAAATTCCTATGCGGGAACTCTCTTATATCACCATCCTTATCAGCTTCAAAATTCAATCCCCTATTCTTATACTGCCATGCCACTAATACCTTTATGTCTGTCTTTAAGTCTTCAGGGAGCGAGATAAAACCCGCTTGATAGGTAACCTTAAAACAACCGTTGCGAATCTTTAAAACGTCTCCTATTAGCTTGTAATCACTTACGTCTAATAGTTCCCATGCGTTTTCGTAGTTCAGTTCATAAACTGATGTTATACTAGCAACCGGAGAATAAGGAAGTTCGATTTTTTCCCTGTCTACATCAACAATACTTTCGAGTGTCTTTATCCCAAATGATAATCCGGTAAACTTTTCTAAGTGCTTACGAGTGGATTTACTCAACTCAATGAGTAAATTATCATCATCGGTGAAGTCCTTTATTCTTAGCCAGTTTTTAATCTCTGTCAAAGAAACAGGCTCGCTTACCATATCTGAAATAACCGTTACTTTCATCTGAATGTATATTTATTCGGCACGTCTCTTATCCATGCCTCGAATGCTTCCAATTCTTTGTTAGGATCTAGTTCCCTACTCCGTTCTTTTGCTTTCTTGCTGGCTTTCTTGTACTCTTTCGGATCGTCTAATTTCTTAATAGCCTTTACCCAGCCTTCGATATCGTCCCTGTCAACATATATCCCCGCGTCTGCACAGTTTTCTTTTAGTCCAGGCGTTGGGTTGCATATCACCGGAATACCTGAACTCATGGCCTCTGTGGCTGTCCTTCCCCAACTTTCGAAGTTGCTAGGCATTATCAATATCCTAGTTTGCTCGTATGCCCTCATGATGAATGGCGTGTTATCCATTATCGTTACGTTGCTAGGCTGATCCGTGTGCTGTCCTTCGCTAGCTGGCTCGCTATAACTTCCTTTCACACCTAAGAACTGTTTTTCTGGTAACCTAGTAGCTATCTCCCTCAGTATCTTTCCACCCTTGTTGCCGTCTAAGTTTATGAGGGTTATAAATTGGTTTTTCTCAGGATCTCGGTTTATATCGTACTGCCTCCAATCAACGGGAGGGTGAACTGTAATACTTTCGTGTTGGTAGTTTAGTTTCTCTTTCGCTGCCTCTGAATTGTAAACGATGTACTGAGGTCTGTCCGCTAGTTCGATACTTGGGTAAGTAGAATAATTATGAATCAAGTGGACCACAGGCTTCTTAAACACCCTTGCTAGTCCTATTGTTTGTTGTGTGTAGTCTAGGTGTGTCATCACCACATCACTCCATGCGAATAGCGTCTCTGTTAAATTCTGCTCAGGAGGGAAAACGTCTATACCTTCATAGCAGTAGATGTTTTCAATTTTGTAATGATTCGCCTGCCAAAGTAAAACCCTTACCTCGTGTCCTTTGCCTTGAAGGTATTTGTTCATAGCATGGATCATCCCTTCAGCTCCGCAGTTATGCTTTGGCGGGTATAAGTGTATCGAGCAAAGTATTCTCATTTGATAAATTCTACTACAATCATTTTATAACCCATATCATCCTCTGAACCGTCTTTAACTACATGAAAGCCATGTGCCTGAAATTCAAATGCAGTCCATAGGCTCTTATGCGTCTCTAGTTCATTACCATACGCTGCACCTTGTTCTATCCACACTCCCGGCGTAACAATCACAAACAAACCCTTTTCGTTTAGTCTTTCCTTAGCCCTAGTAATCACCTCAACACCTTCATCTTTTGTGAAGTGTTCAATGACATCCGTCATGAGAATGCAATCCCATTTCCTGCTATCCTTTTCAAAGAACTCCTGAATAGTACACTCGTGAACTTTATCGTAACAGCCCCAAAGTGGAGATCGGTAGTTAAACCCTTCTACACCTTCTAACCGTGTGTTGTAGTTCACGCCGTTGTCTAACCAGTTCCTAACACCTGCGCCGTTTATTCCATGCCCTATTCCTAAGTCAAGCACTGATGTAGGATTGTTCATCAAAACAATTCTAATAACGTCCCTAAATGTGCTGAATGAACCAATGGGCATATAAGTAGTTTAAAAAGAGGGAGGTTACGGCCTCCCCCTTTATTAATTAAGAAACTGAACCATAGATGGCAGAAGTTGGTTGGAAGCTCAAAAGCTCAACCCTTGCTTCACACCTATAAGTCACAAGGTTCTTGATGAAGTCATCCTGATCGGTCTCAGTGCTTCTCACGCTCAAACCTGAAGCCTGCGCAATAGCAAAAGCCTGACGGTTAAATACGTAAATCCTACCAGTAGGAATAGCCTGATGAGGAATCAATGGAATACCAGCTACCCTAGTTTCACCACTCGCGCCGATGGTAATACCACCAGGCACAGAGTATGAACCGTTTGAAGGCAGTGTATTCAACACGTTAGCCCATGCAGCATAAGTGGTAAGGATCGTATCGGCCTGTCCCAAACCGAGCGCGCCATGCTGTGCCAAGTAGTCAATGATACGTGGAGCCGCACCAGTTGAAGAGGTAGAGCCACCAGTTGCATTAGCTGTGATGGTAGCCATAAACCTGTTATCTACCGCCCTGTTCCAATCTTCCAACAGTGAGCTAGAAAGATAAGACTGAAGGAAAGGAAGATCCTGAAGCATCTGACGAGATACCTTAGCGTAACCAGCGATGAAAGGAACAGAGGTATTAACCATTGTTACATCGTAGTCAACGAAAGGCTTTGCCGATCCTTCAGTTTGCGCACCGAAAGAACCTTCACCAACGGGGTTGTTACCGCGTGGGAATGTTACGTTACCAGTGGCAGTAGGGATAATCCTAAACACATCATACAGGTGAGGTGAAAAGTAAGAACGCATAATGGGATTCTCTACATACGACAAAACGCTAGTACCTGTCAATCCACCATAGTTACCAATAGCACCGAGTGTCATCACACCCACGGCCTTAGTATCTTGGAAAGGAGTTTCAGACTTGATCTTGTCAAAGTTAGATCCGATCATGTCGATCATTGCGCTGGTCAATGCTTTCTGGCGGTTTGCACCGATGGCCTCAGCTTCGATGTTAGCCTTTAGCTTGCCATTAGATGCAATCATTTCATCAACCTTTGCCTTTACCTCGGCAAGTGTTTCATTTTTCTTTACCGCATCTTCATTAAGTTGCGCTACCTGTGCAGCGTGCTTTTGGTCGAGTGCTGCGAACTCGCTCTTTAATTGTGATTCAACGGCCTTCAATCCGTCTTTCATCACTTGTTCAATATTTTCCATAATCTTGGAATGCTTTTTTTAGTGAATTAATAATTAGCCTCTCATCTGTCCCCTTTTGCTCTCCCGGTGTTTCAGCAACTGTCGGGATGCTCGTCAAGTCTTCAATGATCTGCCCTAGCTGTTTTATCTGAATGATACACAACTCAATTGTTTCGTCCGTAGCGTCTGTGTTTCTTACGAACTTTTCAAAGCTGTTTAGCCTTGATTTTAATGCTTCGATCTTTACAAGCCCCTTCATTTCGATAAGTGGCGTAAACTCATTCGCGCCCCATCCGGTCAAAGAAGAACCCTCGTAAAGCTTTACATTAGTGATATTGTTAAACCCGTCTCCCTTTCTTTGGTCCATAGGAGTGAGGTCGTTAAACCCTATTGAATGCTCCTTAATCAAGTCGCTTTCTACCATCTTTACAAAGTCCTGTCCTAGTGCATGAGTTCCTAGCTTTGACCTGTAAAACAGTCCATAGTCATCTTCCTTAAGTTCAATGATCTTACCTAGTGGTTTAGATGGGTCATGGTTCATTAGGTGCTTAATTCTTCCCTTTGGCATCCAATCGGTAATGGACTTAACAAATGCGCCGGGGTGAATTACATCACCGTCTGAATCTTTTATGTTGAAAGCTGAGAAATAGCCGGAAACAATACCTTCTTTGGTATCTACGTCCTTAATTTCCAGTTCAAGTGTTTTGTATGTCATCTTCTTATTAACCTCCCGTTGTTATCTCTTTTTGGTTCAAATGCTATTGTACATCTACAGTTAATCGTAAACTCCTTTGGTGCATCTGCATCCCC